GCGAAGCCGAATAATGCTGCCAGCTAAATTTTCAATCTTTTTGCAGTATTCAACTGGAGAGGATTGTTCTGGCTGAGCATTAGCTCCAACCGAAAAAAAAGCCGTCAAGACTATCGCGAATGGCAAAGTCACTCTAAACATCTCAGCCCCTCAAATTTATTGAGGTGATGCTACACGATGACTTCAAAGTCTCTTTCTGCAACGAACAGGCTCATGTCGTGATCGAAGTCGTCCCTGAAACCGCTCATCGGTCGAACCACCAGCCATTCATGCGACGCCAGCGCAGTAGTTAGCGCGCGCATCTTCAGCTTGGGCTCCAACACATCGGTGCAAAAGATACGGACCTGGACCTGCGACTTGTCGACCTGCGGTTCGTCTGCAGGGTCCAGATACTCGGAAGAGCCACCGCCGATGCGTTGCCACACTGCATAGGGGGCCACGGCCTCTGGAGGAGCCACTGTGCCGTAGCAATTGGGGATCACTGCGGCAATCGCATCGTGCAAGGCTTGGTCCATGGCTATTCCACCTGCTCAAGGGCCGCCAGCAAAACTTCGCGGGCAGCATGGGTTGCAACGGCAGCAGCATCGAGCGCACCACGCGCAAACGCTTTGCCTGGGATGTACACCGGACCACCAGGGCGCAGCACGTAGTAGGCGTCCTTTTCAGCCTGGGATGCACGCCGCTTCGGCTTGGGCTTGCCCTGCATCTCTGCACGCACCACAGTGCGCCAGCCATCCGGCGTCATACGCGCCAGGTATCGCTGCCAGTGCCCATATTCGACCAAGCCACCGTGCGGAGCCTTGCTGGCGTTCCAGCTGATGTGATAGACCGAGCGGCCGACCTCGCTTTGGTCGTTGGAATACACCTGATAGATCGACTGGGCCAGGTTGCCTGACACCGTCCCGATCCGTGCCACGTTGGCGCGCATGCGGTCGTAGAAGACCTGGGCAGCAGCCTGGCTGGCGGGCCGAGATGCAGCTTCAGCGGCATCCCCCAAGTCTTCCAGCAGGTCGTCCAGATCCGACAAGTCGACGCTCAGCGTCTGCGAGGTGCGGCGCCGACTCATTACTTGGTCACCTTGCAGACAAGATCGACGTGCGCGCGGCCGACCAGATCCGGCAAAACCGCAAGGATTTCGTACAGCACGCCTTTGTGCTGCACGCGCATAGCGTTGGTGATGCCTTCACGGAATCGGATGCGGATGCTGGCCTCTACCGAAGACACCACCTTGCCGGAACGAATGGCCTCAGAGCCTGTGCCGTAGCGGATGTTGGCCCACAGGCCTTTGGGGAACATATCCTCCCAAGTGCCTGATCCATGCCCGAGGTTGCCGCCCGGCACCTCGCGGAGCACACGGATGCGGTGCGGATACTGCTGCGAGTGCATACGTCTAGACTCCACGGTATGCATAACGCAGCAGCATCGTCTCCGCACGCTGTCGCTTGGCTTCAGCATCCTTGGTGGCATTGGCCCCCACGGAAGCATCTATCAGCAGCAGCATCGCGGCCGTGATGTCTGGCCGGATAACCAATCCCTGGAGATCGCCAGCAACTTCCATTTCAGCCTCCGATGCGTACAGGCTGCGCTCCAAAATGCTTTCTGCCTCTGCGACAGCCTGGGGAATCGCTTGCGTCACGTCCTCCAGCAAGTCATCGTCCAAACGCAGGCGTTGCATGACGGCCTCCACCGATGGCGCCACTGTGGGTGCAGGGGCCTCTTGCGGAGTGCCGTCTGCCCCATCCTGTACAGCTTCGGTGGCTTCTGTCATGGTCAGACCTGTTTTCCTTGAGCGTTGTCGATACCGTCGCCAGAAGCAGCCACCTGGCTGACATCTGTCGCTGGTGGCTGATTGTCAGCACTGCTCTCCTCGGCCGCGGCCGCACCACCATCACCAGCAGCATTGACTGGCTGCTGTTGGTCTGTTGCTGCAGCTGTGGGATCTGAGCTGGCTGGCACCTGTGCTGCTGGTTCAGCGGACTTGGACCGCTTGCCCGTCTTGGGCAATTCAACCGGTTTGAAATCCTCAGCCTCGCCTCGGAGCTTGAGCAGCTCCAGGCGCGTATCCGAGGGGTAGAGGGAACCGCTTTTGTAAAGCAGCTTCCCACCCTGGTAGAAGTCAACCAGGGAGCGCACCAACTGGGGTGAAGCGGGCTTGCTCATGCTTAGCCCGCGACCGCAGCTACCGATGCCGCGTTATGGGCTGTGCCCCAACCTTGGCGAGGATGCGCCATCACCACGGCAGAAACCTGGCCGCCAGTAGCACCGCCAGTTACAACGCCGATCTTCAGATGGTGCAAACCGCTCTCCAGCAGATCCTCTGCACGCACATTCATCAGCAATTGCTTGCCGTCGTTGTCTGTCGCACTGGCTGGGCGCACGGCTGGGCTATTGCCGGTGAGCACGATGGCACCAGAGCCATCTGCGCTGCAGGCATATGCCTTCACAGTGACGGTTTCTGCCGCCATGTCGCCCAGTTGCACCACCACCAGCGCCTGGTGGAAATTGCCCATATCAACCACGCTGGTGAAGCGCTCGGTGTTCGCTGTTGCTGCAGGTGGCATCGCAGCAACCAGTGCCAGCGTTTCGGCCAGCTTTGCATTGGTCGTGATCATCATGTGTCCTTAAAGAAGATTGATCGAACAAGTCGGCAGCAGGTATTGCCCACCTGCTGCGTCCCATCTGCGCTTAGGTGCGTGCTGCCAGGGTCACAAAGGGCGACTGGGTATTCGCGCCGTTGTTGGGAGTGATCGGCTTCGTCAGCGCAGACTGGCCAGCGACGCGGAACTGAGCGCGGAAAGCAACCAAGCCCAGGTCAAACCACAGATGCATGCTGGTGGCCGTCTCGATACCACGCGCCTTGGTGATGGTGCGATAGCTCTTCCAGTCCACCAGGGAGATGTCAAATTTCTCTCCCAGCGTTGCGCTGTGAGGCGACACCATCACAGGGCGCCCCAGCAGCACACCGAAACCGAAACCACCCTCGGGGTTGTAGATGGCGGAATTGGTGGACTGCTGGCCATACGCCAGCTCATCGAGCTGGGGCAGTGCATCGGCATTCACCATCCAGATGGCACGGCGGTACTGCGCGGGTGTCATGCGAGCGCGCATCTTGGAAACGTTGAGGCGCGAGATGGTTGCCGCGCCCTGATTCAGTTCCTTGGGCACAGTGATCACGACCCCGCTATTGGAGTAGCCCCGAGGCTTGCCGATGCCGTCACCGCCCCACAGCGCTTCGTTGGTTTTCCAGGTGATGGCCTCTGGCGTCTTGCTGTTGAGGTAAGCGCCCAAGGCCGGGGAATCCTCGACCAACTCTTCCGTCACCGGCACCAGCGCGGTGAGCTTGTTCAGTCGCAGGGTCGCAGGATCAAGCGTTGGCGCACTGTCCTTGTCCTTGCCGGCCTCGTTCTGCCAGTACGCCTTGACGCCGCTTTGGCCCCAGGGCGTGGACTCATCCACCGGAAAAGTCATGCTGTTGCCATCGACAGGGATGTTGTCGGTCAGGGGCAGCAAGGCATCCAGCTCATCGGTGCTGGCCTTGAAGATGGCCTGGCTGAATTCCGGCGGAATCAGGATGCCCAAAGAATCACCGCTGGCCTCGCCGGCCATGTTGGTAGGGCCTGCATTCAAGACTAGGATGCGCGGGTCTGCGGCTTGGTGGCCACCAGCAGAAGCCAATGCCACCTGACGCACAGCGGATGCATATTCGCCAAAGGTATTGAAACCGCCCTTGGGGTCTTTCGCCAGGTTGTCTTCGACCGACAGCTTGGAGCCATCAGGGATGGTTACGCTGGAGCCACTGCGCTGCGCATCCAATGCAGACTGCACACGGGTAATGTCGCCGTCCAGCCCCTTGATCTTGGCCTCCAACTCATCAAATTGGACGCGCTCTGCATCGGTCATCAGCCCATCCGCGCGCCCATCCGCAGCCGTCAGCAGTGCTTGCATTTCGCTGACCAGGCCTTCGCGCTTGCCGCGCAGCGCGGCCAGCTGCTTGATGGAACCTACAGCCGCAAAACCCAGCAGCTGGGAGCTGGACAGATCCACATGCGGCCACAGGCTGGTCAACATGTTTGCGGCTTCTCCCGCATCAACCGGCGAGCAGCCAGTCACTGCAATAGCGGCGGCCAGCAAGGCCAGCACGCCAATGAACAAACGATTCATGGATTTCATAGTTTCAACTTTCAAGAGAACGTAAAAAAGCCCGCTTGAAAGGCGGGCGCGAGGATGGGCGACAGAAATAAAAAAGCCGCTGCAGTTACAGCGGCCAAAAACGCGGATCTGTCAGTCCACGGTTTGCTTGCGGTCAGCCCAGTGCCAACAAACGTGCACGGGCCTGTGCTGCACCAAGCGACTGAACCCGGGGAGGCTTGCCAGAAGGGGTTTGCACACCTTCTGCCAGCACCTGGGCCAGCGTGCCAAGCCGGTCAACCATGCCGACCTTGAGTGCCTGTTGGGCCATCACCATACGGCCCTCGCCAAAGCTCGGGCCGCTGGCCACACTGATGGCCACCCCACGGCCTCGGGCCACTGCGCTGACAAAGTCGTCATAACACTGATCAGCCATTGCCTGGACATAAGCCAGGGTTTCTTCGCTCATAGGCGCAGTGTCGTTGCCCTCCACCTTGTGCTTGCCCGCATATACGTAGGTGATTTTTTGACCCTCTTTCTCGTATTTGGCAGAGCGATCCACATGGGCCATGTAGGCGCCAATGCTGCCCACCATTCCGCTGGGGGTTAGCACCACTTCCGAGGCCTGGGAGGCAATCCAGTAGCCACCGCTGGCTGCTGTGGCATTCACGACGGCTATCACGGGCTTTTCCTGGCGGACTTGCCAGATGGCGTCACCAACCTCTTGCACGCCGAAGGCACTACCACCTGGGCTATCAACATCCAGCACGATGCGCCCCACGTCAGGATCACGGCCTGCAGATCGAATCTGCGCAGCCAACTCCTCCGAGCTGGTCATCACTGTGCTGGCCGCCTTGGCGTGTGCTCGGTTGGTGAGCACACCATGCACCGGCAGCACCATGGTGCCGATTCCACCAGCCTGGGCAGTTCGTGCTTTGCGCTGCGCGGCAGTCTGAGGTGCATCACCCACTGCAATCTGAATTTGATCGGCACTGAGGCGCACACCCATGCTCCAGCGCTCTAGCACCTCGGCCATCTTGGCGTGGGTAGTAGCTTCCAGCACCCACGGACTGTTATAGAACTCAGCGAGTAGTAGAGACATTTCAGGTTTCCTTATTGCTGGGCATGCGCGCCACACCATCTTCACCAATAACAGCCATATTCCCTGCGACCAATGGGCGATCCAGGCCTTCCACTTCGGGCAGGTTTTCTTTACGGCGGGCATCGCTACGCAGCATCCACCCCTTGTCAATCGCATTGCCGTAGGCCTCGTACCGCGTCTTGATATCGCCACGGAGGAGCTGCTCAATAACAACCGTGAAGTATTCAGATTCATCAACGATCAAGTCACGAAACAGAACCTGCTCCCAGCTCACGGCCAAGGGCAATATGCAGTCTGTGACCCAATCGATGTTCTGGTGCTCAATCGTGGCGTACTTCACTTCATCAAGAATTCCAATCTTGTGAGGTGGAACACGCCACAGGCCACAGATATCGACATCTGAGTATTTACGGAAGTCCAGCCACTGGGCATCGCTGTTCTTCAGGCCCAGCTCGTGGATCTTCATGCCACGATCAAGCACAGCGGGTTTGTGCCTGTTGGCCCCGCCGTACTGCACCTGCCATTCAGAACGGAAGTTGGCACGGGCCTTGTTATCTTCAAACTTGCTCGGCACCTCCACCCAAAATGGCGGTCGCGCATCGTTGTTCCAAAACCTGCTGCCATAGTCGCGTGCTGCCATCGCCGCGCCCAAAGCCTCACGCTCTGCCGCAATCGGGTTGAGGCCTACAAAGCCATCGAGCGTCAAACCCGTGATATGGAGGATTTCGCCCTGAAGCAATGTTTCGGTGGTTGTCCCATCCAACGACTTGACCTTGTAGCGTGGCAGGCCATCAGCACCAACCTCGGGCTCTACCCGGTCTGGATGAAGGGGCACCACCATCTCAGGACGGCCACTATCCGCCCAATAGATTCGCGCATAACCGTTGCCGCGCAAACTTCTGTGAGCCTCGACCATCTGGCGAAACTGCATAGGTGTTTGCCACTGGTTAGGCTTACGTGAAAGCATCCGCGCAAGAGGATGATCATTGATGCGATCACGGCCGTCCGCAGTGTCTCTATGAACATGTACAGGCAGCACCGAAATGGTTTCGCTGATTGCCTTGATGCACTTGTACACCGTAGACAACCGCATCGCCGTGGCGGAAGTGACCACAGCACCAGACTGAGCCACGACCCCCTGGGAAAACGGCTGAAACCAGTGGTCACTGGTTGGATCTCGCTGGTCAGCTGATGCAGCTTGCAAGCTGGAGCTACTAAGAAACATCTGACTCCTCCTTGGGCGGCTTCACCGCTGGGCGTACACCGATGCGCAATGCCAACCAAATGGTGAAGGTCAGCACCAAAATGCCACCCACCAGCGCTGCCATAAACACAGAGTGCAAGCCTGCGACCCCCAGGACGACAAGCAGCCAGCCCAGTGCCAGGCATGTATTAAAGGTTAGAGGTGTCATACGCTTACAGGAAGGTGAAGTCAGAACCGATCACGTCCTCTGGCTCTTGCACGGCCATGGCCCGACCCAATGCCATCAGCATGGCGATGGGTCCGTCGATCTTGTTCTCTGCTCGCTCTTTGGTCGGTGACCGCAGTTCGTTGAATTTGGAGATCTTGACCACCAGGTTGCTGACCATCCAGCTCATTACAGGATTGCCGTCATGCTTGAGCTTGTGCTCATGCACCAGGTTCTCCACCTGAATCAGTGGTGGGGTAAAGAACAGAGCGCGCTGGGTGATTTCCACCAATGGCAAACCCTCTTCTATCAACTTGCCTGCGAAGTACATAGACAGCGCCGGGTCAAAAGCGACCTCCTGCACATCGTGATCACGGCAAATTGCACGCAGGTCATCGGCCACCACATCAAAGTCAGTGATGTCGCCATCGGTCACCTGCACATAATCCTGCCGCGCCCAGCCACTGAGGTGTGCATTACCGCTCTCCTGCACAGCCAGCTCATTCAAGTACAGACGTGTGCACACATGCCAAACCCCGTCTTGCTGGAACACCGCCACCAACGCAGCAAAGTCGCGCTTTTGAGCCAGATCCAACCCCAACCACACCGGCACGCCGTGCGGCACGTCGGCCAATGTGAGTCCTGGCTTTGCACAACGCTCCCATGCGCGCATGTCCATCCAGGCACTGGCACCGTTGACCCATACATTCAGGCGCTTGGTCAAGAAGTTGGCAAGGGCGCTGGGCATTGCCTCGGCTTTGCGCGCGGCCGCCACCATGTCGTCCTCCAGCACAGACTTACCCCAGTTGGGGTTCGCCTTGGCCCAACTGGCTGGCTGAAATGGGTCGTCCGTGTCATCAATCGTGTAGATGATCCCGAAGATTGCCGGGTCATCAATCACACGCTCCAGCACTTTGGTAGTGTGAGTGCGGCGCTCATAGCAAATACCGCTGCGGTCTGTGCCCGCAGTGGTGATGTTCCACAGCAGTGATTGCTCACGCGCACCACGCGCTGTATCGATCACGTCATACACCGCACGGTTTTTGTGTGCGTGCAACTCATCAATGACTGCGAAGTGGACGTTCAAACCGTCCAGGGTGCTGCCTTCTGCGGCCAGCGGCGTGTATTTACTGGACGTGGCCGCGACCGTGATGCTGTGCTGCAGCACCACCACACCGAGGTGGGCGCGCAGGCCAGAAACACGATCAGCCATCGCCTTGCTGTCGTCAAAAACGATGCGTGCCTGGTCGCGCGTGGTTGCAGCGCTGTAGACCTCGGCGCCTTGCTCGCCGTCGGCGCTGAGCATGTACAGCGCCAAGCCGCTGGAGAGCGTGGACTTGGCGTTCTTTCGAGGCACCTCCACGTAGCCTTCCTTGAACCGACGCAGACGCGTAGCGTGGTGCACCCAGCCAAACACTGTGGTGATGATGAAGCACTGCCAATCTTCCAGCTCAATCAGCCGCCCCTCACGCGCCCATTTGCCTTTGATGTGGGGCAGCAGTTCTATGAATTTGCAGGGGCGCTCAGCGCGCTCAGCGTCGAAAACATACGGCCAATCGCTGGACAACGGCCGCTCCAGATCTTGCAACTGCCGCTCCACGGCCAGTTTTGTCCACTTGCATGCGGGCACAGCTCCGCTGGCCACTTCACGCATGTAGCGTTGGGCAGCTTCAACGTAGCGATGATTCATAAGTAAATGTTTACTGGAGTGATGCCCCGATCAGACCTGGTGCAAATTGAGCGAAGCCACCAGGCGCTTGCTTCGGAGGCTCAATACCAGGCAGCGTGGGCTGCACAAAGTTGCTAGGCTGGACACGGCCACGGGCAGAGGGGCTCAATCCGAAGTGCTGCAGGTAGCGGTTAACTTGTTCGCGGTGGTTCTTGATCAACTGAACCATGACGCTTTGCTGCACATAGCCACTGGGCGTAGTGCTTTGACTGGCTTCCGCCACAGCCGTGGGGTAATCCATTTTTCGGTCGGTCATAAGGCGCTTGACTTGGCCGTTGAATGCCTCTTCCAGCTCGGTCAAACGACCTACCGCCTGGCAGTACAAAGCAAGTGCAGCGCGATCCAGGCCAGAGATCAACCCCAGCTCTTCCAGCAAAGGGGTGATCCGCTTCCATTCCTTGGCAGCCTCTTTGCCCAAATGCTTGGGGGCGCTAGGAATCTCAATCACTGGATTGACTCCGTCACCCACGCTGGGGGCGCGTTTGCCAGGGTTGCCCTGCAACGCATTCAGCGCGGGTGGTTTTGGCATCGGTCCTCGTCGTCCCATACTTTTACCCCTGCACAGGTGTCCCAAGTAGGGCTTGCACCTGCTTGTAGCGATCCGCCAGCTTTGCATTGACAGACTGCTCATCCTCGATCTGGACAGCGATGGCATCCAGCTCATTGGCGAAGCCACGCAGCTTCTCTGACATGGCCCCCAGCAGCTCCAGCACCGATATAGAACCCGGCGCAGCCGACGTTGGTTTTTTTTCTGCCATAGGTTCTTGCTCCTTCTTTTTTATTGGGGCAGCAGCCCCGACTGGCTCGCGGCGGTACTCGCCATGCAGATGGCGCACCAAGCCTGCATCAACCAATTTGTTCAGGCACCCGACCACAGTGCGAATCTCAGGGCTGGTTCCAGTCAACCGCCGAACTTCAGCGGCTATCTGGTGGCTGATCCACCCCTGTTTGATGGGAACGCAGTCAAAAATCTTCTGGGCAATAGCACTTTGGCCGGCCAGTTTTTGGCGTTGTTTCTCTGGTGTCACTTGCTCTCTCCCGTGGGAACGGGGGTACCCCCCCCTCCAAAACCTGCGCACGCAAAAATT